TGTGCAATCGTTTATGATGAAACGGAAATCGGAAACTTCTTGGTTGATGTCCTATATACGCAAAAGCCAATGGAATACACGGAAGTTGCGACCGCCCGGATGTTGACACGTCACATGGTCGCCGAATGCATTGTGGAATCCAACAATGGCGGTCGTGGTTTTCAACGTGCAGTCGAAAAGCAATGCCGCCTTATGGAGAACGCAAGAACGAAATTCCGATGGTTCACACAAACCGACAACAAGGATGTGCGCATATTCAGCAACTCGGCGGCAGTTCAGAACTTGACATATATGCCGGAAGGATGGGAAAGGTTATTCCCGGAGTTCAACAAGGCAATAACGGGCTATCTGAAAGCCGGAAAGAACGAACATGATGATGCGCCGGATGCCTTGACCGGAACTGTAGAAAAACGAAAAAAGCGTGGAAGGGTTGATGTTTCATCCCTATTCGGCTAACAAGTATGTATCACATTAAAACAAACAGATATGAAAGTACAAGACATTATCGAAATGAAGAATGTTCCGGTTTCGTGCGATGGCGATGTCATTGCGGAAATGAAGGGATGCCGATATATCCCACAACCGGACATTGAAACGGCAAAGAAGGCGTTGAATCCGGAATTGCATGACATAAACAATCATATTCTTCGCCCGGATAAGAAAGTGAAGGTTGATGTGGACACCGATGCCGATTCCGCCCAAAAGGTCATATCGGTGGATGGCGAAACAACGAACACAAGAACGGAAAAGGTGGCACGCATTGCGGTCGCCCTTCAAAAACTCATTATTAAACGTGCCGTGTCGTTCTGTTTCGGCAATCCGGTTGAATGGAATTGCACGCCGGAGAATGAACAACAAAAGATGGTGAAGAAGGCTTTCGACAAGATTTTGAAGAATGCAAAAATAAACTCGGTCAATCGAAAGATTGCCCGTGCCATATTCAGTTTCAAGGAAGCCGCCGAATTGTGGTTCCCGGTTGAACTGGCGAAGCCGCACACGAAATATGGTTTTCCATGCAAGTACAAATTGCGTTGTGCAATCCTTTCGCCGATGTTGGGCGATACACTTTATCCGTATTATGACGAATCCGGCGATATGATTGCCTTTTCACGTTCATTCAGCCGCAAGGATTCGAAGGGTGTTATTTACAACTACTTTGAAACATACACCGATGAAGAACATTGGTTGTGGGCGAATGGCGCAAACGGAATGCAAGTCGTTGAAGGTTATCCGAAACCAATCACCATTGGCAAAATTCCGGTAATATTCGGGCATCAAGAAGAATTTGAAACCGAAGATGTTGACAAACTCATTGACAGACTGGAAGAACTTCTTTCCAACTTCGCCGATACGAATGATTATCACGCTTCGCCAAAGATATTCGTAAAGGGTGAATTGAAGGGATTCAGCAAGAAGGGAGAATCCGGATCAATCATCGAAGGTGAAGGCGATGCGGATGCCAAATACCTTGCATGGCAGAATGCGCCGGAATCGGTCAAACTGGAAATTGAAACGCTTTTGAAGTTGATTTATACCTTGACACAAACGCCGGACATTTCATTTGATTCCGTCAAGGGAATTGGCGCAATATCCGGAATCGCCTTGAAGTTGCTTTTCATGGATGCCCATCTAAAGGTTCAAGACAAGAAGGAAATCTTCGATGATTACCTTCCAAGACGTGCGAATGTGATTAAGGCATATATCGGGCAGTTCAACAATGCGCTTGAAGCGGAAGCCGAAAACATGGATATTGACCCGGAAATCACGCCTTATATGCTCGTTGATGATATGGCGGAACTTAACTATTGGTTGACTGCAAACGGAAACAAGCCCGTCTTGTCACAAGAAGAATCCGTTGAACGTGCCGGAATATCCAAGAATCCGGAAGCAACGATGAAGAAGTTGAACGAACAATCAGAGCGTGACAACGCTTTTATGATTGGCGAACCCCAAATGGATGGTGACGCATGAAGAAGTTGAATCAGAAAGGAACGGCGCAATATCATTGTCGTGATTGCGCCCATTCCTATGACTGGCATTCGATGTCCATCAATAATGAACCGATACTTTGCCGTTGTCCTTATAAGCAGCAAGGCGGCAAGTATTGTGTATTCTTGAAAGACCCACAATGCGAATTGTTCAAGCTAAGAAAGGAATAACATGACCAAAAGACAGAAAACAACACGCTTTTCCATCAAGGATTTCGATACGGCGCATTACCGGACAACCGAACAATATGCAACCGCCGTTGACAATCTGTTTGCGATAGCGACAAGAGAAATCGCAAGTGCGGCAAGCAAGGCGGATTTCAACCCGGATAAACCATTTTCATTTGATGATTATCCAAAGGTGAAAGCAGCTATGCAAAAGACAATCGCCGGACTTGCAAAGAAGGTGCAATCAGTCGTTGAAACTGGTTCACGCAAGCAATGGTTGTTTTCTTGCCGGAAGAATGATGCCTTCATCAAGTCAATATTCGACACTTCGAAATTGAAGAAGTCGGAATTGAAGCAAATGACCGATAAACGCCTTGATGCGCTTGCAGCTTTCCAAGGTCGCAAGGTTGCCGGAATGAATCTTTCGCAAAGAGTATGGAAGTACACAACACAATTCCGGGAACAGATTGAACACGCCCTTGATGTTGGACTGGGTGAAGGAAGGTCAGCGCAAGAACTTTCAAGGGATGTGCGCCAAAATCTAAATGACCCAAACCGCCTTTTTCGCCGTGTTCGTGATAAGCGTGGAAACCTTGTGTTATCCAAAGCGGCGCAAGCCTTCCATCCCGGACAAGGCGTTTATCGTTCTTCATACAAGAATGCAATGCGCCTTACCCGGTCGGAAATCAATATGGCATACCGGGAAAGTGATTATCAAAGATGGCAAGCACTTGATTTTGTCGTTGGATTCGAAATCATGCGTTCCAACCATGAACCGCTTTGCAAGTGTTCCATTTGTGAAAAGTTGGTCGGAAGATACCCGAAAACAATCAAGTTCGTTGGTTGGCATCCGCAATGTATGTGTTTTGCAATCCCTATCATCGAAGATTTCTTTTCGGAAGGTCGCCGGAATGACCGTGTGAATCGCTTGAAGGCAGCTTTGAAGGGTACGGAAGCCAAGAAGTATGTTTCGCCCGAAACCATTGATAAATTGCCGGAAGGCTTCAATGAATGGGTTGATGCCCACAAGGAAGTGCAGAAGGGATGGCGATCAACGCCGTATTTCATCCGGGATAACTTCAAGAATGGAAGCCTTGCCGATGGGTTGAAGATTAAGATGCCGGATGTTGTGAAGATTGACCCACTGGCGGCGATTATGCCCCAAATTACCAATGCAAGGCAGCTTGCAACACAATGGGGATTGACCATCCAATTGAAGATGCTTGAAAAGTATGTCGCCGAAAAGGACGTATCACACATTCAATCAACGGTTGCGACCATACAAAGCAAGGTATCAATAATATCGCAAGCCGACAAGGATATTCGTTCCAAGTGCGCAAAATGGGGATTAAGTACATACATCCTTGACCAAGCAATGAACACGCATGATTCAAGGCAGATATTGAACGCACAAGCCGAACTGGAAACACGTTGCATTGATGCGGAAAAGGAATACAATGCTTATTTGGTGGACGCACGCAAAGCAATCAGCGATGCGAAGTCAAACAACATTGATTCTTCCGGTGTTGAGGGCGATGTGAATGCCGTTTCGTCTGATATGCGTGATTGGATTATGGGCAAGGTAAACATCAAGCAAAGGTTGACCGACTTGTTATCTAAGATAAACAAGGCACTTTCCGGAAGCATCCCGACACCGCCGGATGATGTCGAAGAAGATTTGAATGTTGGCAATGTGGCAATTGTTTCGCCTAAAGCACCATCCGTTTCATACACGCACGATGATAAGAAGAAAACCTTCGAAGAACGTGCAAAGAACTATGCGGACGCATTAACCGCATTGTATGGAAGCAAGGACAATTGCCATCTTGGATATAAGGCGTGGTGGCAGTCTGTGAAGGACAATTATTCCAAATACAAGGGCGTTCCATTGAAACTTGATACTTATGTAATAAGGGCAATAAACGGCGTGATTGATGGCGGACTTGGTGAATACTTGGATGCAATCGCCCATCTTGGAGAATTATCAACGGCGAAAAACCTTGGCAATATCCCGATGAAGTGGCGAACCATATTCAACGGATATATCAAGAAAATCGAAAGTGCGGATGTTGCAAATGAAGGGTACATTTCAGTATATCGTGAAATTGAAGCGGCTTATAACATCTATCAGTTGTCAACAAGTAAAATGGCAACATCTTATGGACTGGGTAAAATATCGCCCAAAATGCCATACCAATTCTTTGAGGAAATGAAAAAGAAGTTGAAGATTGATATAACGCAAACAATGCCAAGAAAAGCCTTCTTTGATAGCCTTGAAGAATATGTTCCATTGTCAACCGTTGGCAAACGTAATGATGGATGTTATTTCTCGCCTACATTTAAGCACGTCCGGATGCCGTGGAACATCAAAAAGACAAAAGAACGATTTATTGATTCACCGGAATATCGAACTAAAATCATTTATCACGAATTTGGTCATGCCCGTGATGGTCTTTCGCCAACTGGCGAATGGGTTTCACGCAAGGAATGGAAGGACTTGTTTTCTACATTTGAAAAAGAAATAAACAAAGATGGCGGTGCGGCAATTGAAGCAGCTATCCGTAAAAAGGCAAATGATTTGAAACTTGCCGGGGTTGATACTGGCGATAATGTTGAAATGCTTGGTGCATTAGCGGACACGATTCAATCACTTGTAAAAGGACACCGTTATGTTTGGAGTAGGGGACATTCTGTTTCTTATTGGAAGGGCGATAAGATGCTGAAGGAATTTATTGCGCACGCATCCGAAAACTATTGGGGTGGAAATAACTTATTCAAAGAACTTTGCCCCGACCTTTATAGGGAAATGTGCAAGGTAATGAAGAAAATGTAAAAACAAGGGCGCAATCTTAATGATGCGCCCTTGTTTTATTAGTCAACCCACATTGAAAAAGATTGTTCCCTTGCGCCGCCGCATGATTCACCATCATCGTATGCACAATAGAACGTTTTGTTTTCCTTCAAGGCTTTTCGAATCAACTTGAAGGCTTCTTTTTGGTCGGGCTTTTCCCCGAATCTTCCTTTTGTTACAAGGATTAAAGATTCTTTCATCGTGTAATTGTCGCCATTCATTATGTGGTCGGCAATTTGTTTGTCGGTCATTTTGTCAAAATCCATATCTTTTGTTTATTTGCAAAGTAACTTCATTTATGAAATACGCCCACCGCCCATTTCTTTAATCCAGTAGTCGCCGGATAGTCTGTGTTCGATGAACTTTTCCATGTTGTTAGGAAGAAATGGACGTGTTCTTTCGTCCACTTCAATCCAATGATAATTAACATCATTGCATTCTTGGTGCTTTCCGGTTGGTTTTCTTTCGTTGCAATATTCCCTTCCGGATGATGCATTTGTCGTTTCTGTATGGCTTTTCCGGCGTGATTGCAACATCGTAGAGCCGGGCAAGCGATACGCCCAGTTCGGAAGGTGTAAAGCGGTCGTAAACCGCCGCCAAAGACCCGAAATAAAAGTTTTCATCGTCACCGAATGAAACGTGATATATTGTTTTCCCATTCATATACTACAATAGTATTTTCTATATTTGAAAGCCTTTATCAATTCGTCAAGTTTAACGATACGGAAAGCACCGGATAAAGTTTCCTTCAAAGAACGTCCAACCGTTTCATGCGGTATATATCCGGTGTCCATATCAAGTGTTACTTCAACGATAGAATGAACATCCATTCCATTTATAAAACCGTCTTTGTCGCATGGTGTAAACTGCAACTTTATCCTTTCCTTATAACTGCAATCCGGGTATGACCAAGAATCAACAACACTTATATTCTTGATAACAAGATGGTCGCCATGTGTCTTTTCCGGTGCTTGAACGCTTATTATCTCACAATATGACATATCATTGTTGTTTTATAGTGTTAAAATCAAACCATTCACGGGGCGACTTATCCGCCGCCTTCTTGATGGTGCGGTAATATAATTTGTTCAACTGGCGAAGCCGGGCAAGGTGTTCGTGTGGATGCCAATTGAATGATGGCATAACTTCGTTGTTTGCGGCGTAGATGCCGCCTTCCTTCGGTTCGAAATGTGCGAAGGCTACAATTACACCATCTTTAATGAAAACGCATTCGGAAGGGTTTTTATTGTCCTTCATCGGGTATTTTACAACCTTGCATCCATTGTAGTATGATGCAATACGTTCTTGTTCCTTCATCTGTCTTTGAACGATGGAACGCAAATCCTTGAAGTTTGATGCAACTTCCTTCCGGATGTCTGCAATGCAAATCGGTTCATTCCCGGTTGCGACATTATACTTCAAAGTTCCGGCGACAAACATTTGCAATGCCTTTTCAAAGTTTTCTTTGTCTGTCACCTTTTCCCATAATTGGGAAACAAAATCGAAAGGCAAGTCATACTTGACCGCCAAGTTCTTCAATGCTTGTTCATTCATTGTTGTATGTTTTAATCGTTAAAAATAGATGGCAAGTCTTGATGCGCAAACCAATCTTTAGCGGATTCGTTTGATACCCACCATTGAAATACTTGTTCGGGTGTTCGGAATTGGTCATATTTGCCTTTCTCCATCAATTCACGAATAACCCGAATATAAACCCTTTCGGCGAATTTAGGGAACAATTGCATTTCCCTTGCCTTTTCCTTTGGTGAAGCCATAGGGCAGAACAAACAACCAATACGATGAAATCCCTTATCGTAAAGGTCACAATATGGAAGATTGTGTTTATGTATGAATGCCCAAATGTCATTGTCTGTCCATTCAAAAATAGGAGAAATAACAACTTTGTCTTTTCCGCCAATACAGTACACATTTGTCTGTCGTTCGTTGTCGAATAATTGCCCCCCCAATTATTTTGTTCGTGCAACTCTCCATCAACAATATCATAACCGACACGTTGCCCAATGACTTCAACCGAATGGCGTTTTGCCCGATTCGAACTTTCCGCCTTGCGGATGCCAATACAAGTGCAACATCCCGCCCCGGCTTGTTCTTTTAGCTCTCTACAACAAAACCTTGCTTGTCGGGTTGGAAGCATACCTTTGTCAAGTATAAGTTGCCGCATATTTCTTTTCGGGAGATTTAGTTTAACTTGTGGGTAATATTTGCGCACAAAACGCATGAGGTTCGAAGAATCAACGGAAGTGACTTGCATTTCGGCATGATGCTTCACATTTGCCATTTCTACCAATGCAAGCAAGACTTGTGAATCTTTACCGCCGGAAAAAGCAACATGGAATCCACGTTCATCCATTCGCAACGCTAACTTTTCGGCATTACGAATAAAATGAATTGCTTCATCTGTTATGCGTTTCAAACGCTCATTCATATACTCTTTCATTTCTCGTGATTTAGTTGTTATCAATGCCAACAACAAAGAAACAATTCTTGTCGGCAAGTAATTTATTCACCGCATCCAGTGTTGCCCCGGTGGTCAAAATATCATCAAAAACGATGATGTTGTGTTCCTTGATGTCGGCATGAAGCGTGAATTGTGGATTGATGCGTTGTCTTGTTCTTGCCGAAATCGCTTCTTGATAGAACGGTATTCCCAACCTTCCGGAAAGTTCGATGCAAACCGATTCAGCAAAGTTGTGTTCTTTGTGTCGGCGTTTCGGTGTAGTCAGAATTGCCCATCCTTCCTTGTTCTTCAATCCAACGACACGTTGAATGACATTCAAGGCGGCATCCGCAAACCTTCCAACATTCCCGAAGTCTGATTTGATAAGTGAAAGCGGAAATCCTTCTTCGCTTTTCTTGAAGCAAGAAATGAAGGAAAAGTCACGTTTCGGATGCCATGCTATATTGTCGGTCATATCGCACACACTTTCATTGGCATTCTCGCCGGAGTTCCATCCGGCACGTTTCTTCTTCTTTGTTTCTTCATCCTCAAATTCCGGAATGTCAATCGCCCACCCGTCAAGTTCAACGGCATCCCATTCTGCAAGCAACGCTTTATAATCCCAATCGCCGAAATCGCCGTTATCCTTGACGATATAGTTGCGCAGCTTGTCAACTGGCGTGTCCTTCGGGATGATGATGCAAGGGCATTCCGTATAATCAAGGCGTTTTAGGGCTTGTAAGCGCATATTTCCGCCGATGGTGATATACTTGCCACTATCAATAGGATAAACCAACAAACCACGCAAATCAAGCATTTCCGGGTCTTGTTTGATGGATTCAATCAACTTGTCAAGTTTTACCGGGTTCGTTATACGGGGATTCGGGGGCAAGCCCGGCACTTGCCCCGTATTGTTTTCAATCTGAATGATTGGAATGTTCTTTGTTGTCATATAGTAACGATTAAAGTTGTACGACCTATCTTCTTTGCGTAATCAATTGAATACTTTGTTCCCCGGCTTTCGCCATTCCAAAAGGCAACAACCATATCGGCGTTTTCGATGATTTGCCGATTCCGGATGAATGTTGCACCCCTTCCATATTGGGCATAATCCGGGCGATATTCAACCAATTGCAGATTGCGCCCTTTGGCATAATCGGCGGCAAGGGAATCAATACCCTTTGCGCCACCGGAAATAATGGCATCCCCATCTTGAATGTTGATGCGTTTTTCGAGTTCCAAGGCAAAGTTTATATTGCCGGGATTGCGTGAACCGATAATTGCGATTTTCATTGTTGCGATGTTTAGTTGCCCGGATGGTTAGACCGGGCGTTTCCTTTGTTATATACTGGCTTCTTCAAGTGAATCAACGGCTTCGCCGATGGAATCCATTGCGCTTGAAAGATTGTCAATGGCTTCTTGCATTGCATCCCCTCGTTCGCCATCTTGAAGTGATTCCGGCATATTGTCGAATGCTTCTTGTTCTTCATCCATGATGGCTTCAACATCTTCTTTTAATGCGTTCAACTTTTCAATGATTTCATTGATTCTTGTTCTTCTTGCTTTGTTCATTGTTGCGATATGTTTAATTGTTATTTGCTGCGTGTATCATAATAATACACCGCAAAGATACGATATATATTTAATATAACAAGTGTTTAACCAAAGAAAAATGCCATAAATCCCTATTTTTAACACTTTTAACAGCTGTTTTGTGGAAAACTCTTGCATAAGTGTGCTCTTGTATGTTCGTGTATTACTATAACACACATTATCTTTGCCGTTGATTTGTATTAACAATAAATTTTTGAACACATGAAAGAAAAGATTCTCGCATTACTGGTTGCACAATTTGCAGGCGTGCGAAAGGACGGATTGATGCAGTTGGCACGCTCGTTGGCGTTACAATGCACCACCGAAGAAGAAGCGAAAGCCCTTGTCGAAAAACTGACGGATGCGCAAGTCAAGGATTTTGTGAAGGAATTTCGTGCAGAAGTGGACAAAGAAGTTTCCGATGGTCGCAAGACGTATGAAACAACATTGAAGAAGAAGTTTGATTTCGTAGAGCGTAAGCCCGAAACCGTTCCCGGCGGTGGAGAGCCTAATCCCGGCGAACAGACAACCGAATCAATTGTTGCTGCTGCCGTTGCCAAGGCATTAGAGCCTTTCACAAAAATAATGAACGCATTCAACGCCAAGACCCTCAACGATGCAAGGCTTCAGCAGCTCAACGACAAATTGGCAAACTGCAAGAATGAAACATTCAAGCAGCGCATTTTGAAGGACTTTGCCCGGATGTCCTTTGATACCGATGAATCGTTTGCCGAATACTTGTCCGAAACGGAAACGGATATTGCAACCGCAAATCAGAATGTGGCGAATGAAGGCTTGTCAAATCAAGGTTCACCATTGTTCGCCCAAAAGGATGAATCCGGTGTATCTGCCGCCGTTCAGTCCTACATTAAGAGTATGAACCCGGAAGGCAATCAGTTTGCCGGAAAGGAAGTGTAAAACAACTAAATCCAAAGAAGTATGTCATTGGTTATTAAAAGAGCAAAAGACAATCGTGTTGTGAAGTGTGTTCTTCACCGCATTGCCGACATTCCCGGTGGCGTAACGGTATCAATCGCCAGTCTTGGCGGTTCGGCGTTGTTTGAAGGAACACCGCTTGGTGTTGGCAAGAATGGTATGTACAATGTGTGCAAGACCGCACAGATTCTTACAACTGCCAATGCCACCGCAACCGAATATGAGGTTGCAAAGGGACACCATTTCAAACCCGGCGACCGCTTTGCGACCGCCGAATGTAACGGACAGACAATCGCAAGCATTGACAAGTCCGACCCGGCGAAGGATGTCATTACGCTTTCAAAAACACTTGGTGCGGAAGTAAAGCCGAAGACTTGTGCGTTCGAAGCATCCGGAGAAAACAAGACATTGAAGGTCGTTCCTTCTTGTGTTGCCGGGTCAAATATGGACGTTGAAAGCAACGAAAGCCTTTTTGTTGACGCATGGGTTATCGGTGTTGTTCGCAAAAGCAATGCGCCTATCGTAAACACAACTATCGAAGCAGCCTTGAAGGGGGTTGTTTATGTTTAATCACAAGTAAATTCAATCGGATATGCAAAAAACATTGATGGTCGGATTAAACGAAAAAGACATGGGTGCGGTTATCCACAACTATGACTTGAAGGCGTTTTATTACCCGACCTTGTTTCCGCTAAAGGAAACCAACCGTCTTGACTGGAAGATGCTTGAAGCACAAGCCGGACTGATAATTGCAGCCGACCTTGTTTCTCGTGGTTCATCAATTCCAAGAAAGACCCGTGAAGCAATTTCACGCATTCAAGGCGACATTCCGAAGATTTCAATTTCCCGTGAGAAAGAGGATGATGAAATGACGGAATACGACATTATGATTGCGTTGTCATCAAACAATCCCGACTTGACCGCAATCGTTGAATTTTGGGCAGAGGACACAAAGTTCTGTTGGGATGGCGTTGCCGCCCGTGCGGAATGGATTGCGCTTCAAGAGATTTCCCTTGGTCGTGTCAAGTTCACCAATTCCAACAATGCATCCGTCGTTACCGAATACGATGTGGACTATCAGATTCCGGCAGCGCAGAAAATCGGCGTTACAACATCGTACACATCCGGCACAGATGGTAAGTTCTTCACTAAGGACGTTCCAAACGCCCTTAAAATCGGCAAGAAGTTGTATGGTGCAACTTATAAGTACGCATTTATGAATGTTGACACATTCAATAAGATTGCGGAACAGACCGAAGTGTACAAGCGTTGTGCAACCCTTATTCAGAACGTCACCGAAACCAACGATGCGCCCGACTTAAAGACGGTCAACGCCTATCTTGCGAAGAAGAACGAACTTTATAAGGGCTTGCAGATAATCGTGATTGACCAAGACATTACGATTGAACTTGCCGATGGTTCAAGAGTAACAAAGAATCCATTTGAGGATGATGTCGTGCTTTTCTCGGAAAGTAAGGTTTTGGGCAATACATGGTGGAAACGTCCTATTGACGCAAAGAAGAAGGCGGGCGATGTTGCCGAAAAGGTTATGCATGGTCACACCTTAATCAAGAAGTTCAGCGAGGAAGAGCCAGTAAAAGAGGTTACTATCGGCACGGCAAACCTTTTCCCGGCTTGGAATCTTTCGGGTCGTTCGGTGTTAATGCAGATTAGCGCAATGACTTGGACTAAAAACTAATTGGAAGGGTGTTCGTGCAGCTTGCACGGATGCCCATCCGTTAAACTGGAAGCACTATGGCAATTAAGAGCAACAAGCAATATTTGGTTGCATCCCTCAATGGGTTGAACGTGACGGAAGATGATATTGACCTTATCATCTTAAAAAGCGGTATTGATGCCGATGCGGATGCCGATGTGAAGGCGTGCGATATGGCGATATACAAGCGTATGTCCGTTGTACTGGGTGCGACAATGCAGAACGTGTCGGAAGGCGGTTATTCGGTGTCATGGAACATCGAAGCGGTCAAGATGTATTATAACGCCCTTTGTAATGAATTGGGCGTTGAAAACGTGCTTGTCGGTCGCCCAAAGGTGCGCAACCGTTCAAATTATTGGTAAGTATGGCAAAGGTAGTTGAACAATATCCACATTATTTGTTTGCGGTGGAAGGCGGAGAATCCGTCAAGGATGAAACGGGCAGTTGGTCAGAATCAACGCAAGAATTGAAGTTTCTTTCCCGGTGTCGTGAAGAAGCCGATGGCAGAGGAACGGAAATCAATGTTGGCGGTGGAAAGTTCCATAAGGTCACATCGTTGATTCAGTTACCTAAAGGTGCGCCGTTTGTTGAACTGGGTACATCCGTTCTTGTCGCCAATAACCCGGAAGGCGACAACATCCGCATCCAAGGAGTGTGTTTGAGGTTTGACCCGGCACAATTACATTCACGCTTATGGGTATAACATCATCATTTAATCGGGATGAAGTAAAGCAACGATTCGATGCGTTCCTTGACGAGATAGAAAAGCTACAAATCGAAATGATGCAAGAACTCGGCGAAAAGTGCGTCACCGAAATGCGCCTTCACAAAACATATATGATGCAGACTGGCGCATTGCTTTCTTCAAGTGGTTATTCCGTCTATAAAGATGGTGTCGCTATTCATACGGCGTTTGAAGCGGCAAGCGGAGCGCAGAATGAAGCGGCGGCGAAAGGCATGAAGAACGGACAATCACTTGCCGACAAGGTAGGCAAGGAAACAAAGGGAATATCCCTTGTTGTTGTTGCCGGAATGAATTATGCCGTTTACGTTGAATCCAAGGGTTACAACGTGATTTCTTCCGCCGAACATCTTGCGCAACGTGAATTGCCAAGAATGCTTTCAGAATTGATTTCTAATGTTAAAGCGGCAGTTGAATAATGAAACAGACATTCGATTTAGATTCCATCATTTATGGACTTTTGAACGTGCCTTCCATAACAACCTTCATCAATGGCGAAGTGTATGTCGGCGATGACCGCCCGGAAGATTCGGTGTGTGAAGATATTGTTGTGAATAGTATTGATTTGACACAAGACTATTTGCCGCAAGTCGGAACATCAAACGTGAATGTCTATGTCCCTGACAAGCCAAGGCGCATCAAGGGCAAACAACAATTAAAAGCGTGTCGCCAACGCATGAAGTCAATCACCGATAAGGTGGTATCAGAGTTAAAAAAAGCGGTTGTTCCGGGGTTGAAGTTCACAATCGAATCCCAAACGGTATTGAACGAAAGTGATATTAAACAACATTATGTGAACATCCGCATATCGTGGAACATTCAAACAGAATAATTTATGGCAAATACATCTGTGATTACAATCGGTTTGGCAAAGATTTCGGTCGGCACGGCAGCCACAAACGGAACAATGCCAGTTGCCCTTGAAAAAATCGGCAAGGTTTACAAGGATTCGTGCAAGATTGCACAAGATGCCGCCGATGTTACCGAACACTTTGAGGAAGGACATTCCGCCCCGGAAGTGCGCAAGAAGTCGAAGAAGATACCGAAGGTTACTTTCTCGCTCATGGATTGCGCCCCGGATGCGCTTGTGAAGTACATCGGTGGTGAGAAGGTCGAAAAGAACGGTTGGGGATTCAATGGCGATGAAATCACCGCCAATGTTGCAATCAAGATTGAGTCCGAACAAGGTCTTGACTTTTGCATCCCGAACGCCGATGTGGAAGCGGTTATCAACGCCGATATGTCCGCCAAGGGCATTTTCCTTGTTGACTTCACCGTTACCCCTTGCGCAGTCACCGCCGGAAAAGCAATTTCGGCAATCCCCAAGGGCGCATAACGACCGGGGAAGTGTATAACAAGCCCCGAATCATTTTTATAATGGTTTGGGGCTTTAATTGTTTAATAGCATGGCAGAAGAAACAGAGAAAACCAAACTTGAACAAGAACGTGATGAACTTGACAAACTGATTGGAAAGGGTGTCACGTTCGAAGTCGAAGATGTGCGTTTCCGTATTGAAAAGCGTTTCTTCGGGTTGCTCAAAAAGCGCATCCCGGAAACGTACAAAAGAAAATTCAGCATACAAGAACCGACCCTTGGAACGCTTGACAGATTATCCCGTGAATGGGTAGAATTTGAATTTGACAACGAAAGATTGAAATCCGCCGAAGGAATGAAGGCAGCACGCACGATGGCAGCTAAACACGCAATGCGTTGTGCAAAGGTCGTTGCGCTTGCCGTTCTCGGTTCGGATTTACTTATTGCGAAGCCGGGCAAACATGGTGTCGTTCGATACGTTGAAGATACAAAAGCGTTGAAGGAGTTGACAAACCTTTTCGCCCGTACAATCAAGCCTTCCTTGTTGCACCGACTTGTCGTTCTTATCGGCGCAATGTGCAATTTGGGGGATTTTTGCAACTCTATTCGATTAATGCAGACCGAAAGAACAACAACGCCGATTCGGATAGAGGACAACGGGGTTTGAACAGTCCACATGGTCGCCGTGGTGCGATATGCGCACACATGGGTTGGACGTGGGATTACCTACATGAAGGTATTGCGTGGGCGTTGGTGCAGAAGATGATGATTGATGCCCCATCATACGACACAACGGATGGAGAGGTTGACAACATCGAACTTGGCAAAGAGAATGCGAACGATATTATGAATTATGTAAATAGTTTAATGTAATGGCAGAAATCAATGGTGGCGGAATGTCCTTCACTTCAACGATGGACAATTCACAACTTGACAAGGCGGTCGAAGAAACCCTTCGGCGATTGCAAGGGCTTTCGGATGGTGCGGTTGCGGTAGGCGATGCGATGGATTCAACCACCGCCGAACTTGTTGAGCAAATCAACATACAAAAGAAGGTCATACAAGACTTGGAATCGTCATACGCCGACCTTGACAACAAAATCAATTCTATTGAACCGGGAACGGCACAAGACATATTGATTCAGCAAGCACAAGCCGTAAAAGAAGAACTTGATGGCGAACGTCAAGGGATGGTCGAACTTTTGAATCAGTTGCAGCAGTTACAGACCGTCAACGCAAGTGCATCCGGTTCACTGGAAGATATACGTTCCACCTTATCACAAGTCGGTGCGGCTTGCGAGGTGAACGAAAATGCCATTGCCCAACTTGAAGATGAATATTATTCGCTTCAAAAGGCGATGGACACGGCATTTGGTTCGGGTAATGATGCCGAATACAATGCGATGAAGAAGAAGGCGGATGCCATCAAGGGTGAAATATCAGTTCGAAAGCAGCTTTTGAAAGAGTTGCGTGAACAATCGAACGCTCTTGAAGATTCTGCCCAAAAGATTGAGAAGGAACGACAAGCGGTTGAAGAAGCCGCAAACGCCCATGTTTCCCTTCGTCAGCGCATCAAGCAGTTGAAGGAAGAAATGGCGGATTACCGAATGCAGTTTGGCGACCAAACAGAAGAATACAAGAAAATGGCGCAAGAACTTGGTAATCTGCAAGACATTCAAGGCGATATTCGTTCACAAGGTGGTGTCTTTTCGAATGATGAAGCGCAGTTCGCCGGAGTTTTGTCCGGTTTGAATGGCATTGTCGGCGGTTTTACGGCGGCACAAGGTGCGGTTGCATTGTTCGCCGGAGAGAATGAAAACCTTCAAAAGATAATGTTGAAGGTTCAATCCCTCATGTCAATAACGATGGGATTGCAGCAAGTCGCACAGACATTGAATAAGGATTCGGCGTTTTCCCTTGTTACCTTGAACACCTTGAAAGAATGGTGGAACAAGTTGACCGGACAATCTGTAATTGAAGAAACCGCCGAAACCGTTGCAACAACTGCAAACACGGAAGCGAACGCAGCAAATGCAACTTCAAACACCGCAAGGGCGACCGCCGCAACTGGTGCATCCGTCGCAACAACCGCCAACACCGCTGCAACTGGAGCGAACACCGTTGCAGCCGGAACGGGTACGGTTGCCAACTGGTCATTGGCAGCTTCATTCCGTGCGATAGGTGCGGCAATCAAATCAATCCCGGTGTTCGGATGGGTAATTGCCGGAATCTCGGCATTGGTGGCGGCGGTCACGTTGTTCACGGATTCGGAAGATGAAAGCACCGAAGCCATAAAGAAGAACAAGGAAGCCCAAAAGGACTTGCAAGAAGAATTGTCCGCAACCGAACGTGTTCATGCCGAAACAATCAAGCAAGTTGCAGAAGAACGGGGAAAGATTCAGTTGTTGAATAGTATTGTACACGACAATACTATTGCAATCAGAGACCGCCGCAAGGCATTGAACGAATTGAAGCGAATCATTCCATCTTACAATGCGTTACTTGACAATGAAGGACGTTTGACCCGTGACAATACAAGAGCAATTGACGAGTATATCAACGCCCTTGACAGACAAGCGATGGCGAAGGCGGCACAAAAGGAACTTGAAGCATTGTCAACAAAGGAAGTCCAATCGAAATTGCGTCAGAGGAAGGCGCAACGAGAAATGGACAAGAACAAATGGGCGAATGATTATGTGAACCCGAATGACGCAACGAATCGCACAAAGGGTTATGAAAATGCCGCCGTGCGTGACAATACCGCCGTGCGTGGCGAAGCATATCAGCAGCAGCAAATGGAAGCGGCAAACGCAAAGAATGCCTATTCTAAGGCGGCGCAAGACTATGATGCAGCGAAGAAGGATGCGCAAAAGGTAGCGCAAGACAAGTCCGACATCATGGCATTGATAAAGGATGAAAACCTAACATCCGACATCGTGACAACCGCAACATCCGGCGGTACTGGCAAGGTCACACCGCTTGGAACTGGTGCGGTAGAAACCGAACTTGATAAACTTGAAAACCTTCTTGCACAAGCCAAAAAAGGCTATCAAGAATATTATAAATGGGTCAATTCCGGCGATTCCATCCTTCAAGAAGCCGCCGACAATGAATTTGCCGGATTATTGAAGCAAGGTGCGACATACCTTGACTATCTAAAACGACAAAGGGCGGAAATAATTTCCATATCGCCGGAGAGCCGAACAAAGGAACAAACCGCCGCATTGCGCAAGATAAATGAAGCAATCGCCGATGAAACGAAATCAACCGTCCTTGAAGCGTTCAACAACGAATTATCGGCTCAACTGGGCAATGCCCAAAGCATCATTGAAATGTTGAACATCATCGAACAACGCCGCAAGACGTTAAAGAATGACGGGTCGCAACTTGACAATGAAAAGAAAGAAGCCTTGGACAACGCCGAAGATGATGTTGTTGAGAAACAGAAGGAGCGCACGAAAGAACTTCTTGATGATTATGCGTCTTACACGACCAAAAAGTTAAAGTTGGAGCAAGAATACATCAATGACATGATGTTGTTGCAAAAGCAACTTGACAACGCACAGAATCCGGACAACAAGGAAGCAATCAAGCAAGCAATGGAAAATCGCCGTGTTAAGTACAATAAGGATTCAAAGAGTTCGGGCGATGAAGATTATGATGGATTGAAAGAACAATATCGAACCTATCAAGAAAAGGTAACGGCAATAAAAGACGAGTATGAAGAAAAACGCCGCATTGCCACACTTCACAACGATACGATGTTGTTGAATCAACTTGCGACCGCCGAAGCCGCCGAATTGTCGAAGTTGCAAAGCGACATGATTACAAATTCGGTAGACTGGCAACAATTATTCGGGAATTTGGATGAATTATCATACAAAAGCATAAAAAAACTTATCAAGAAGATTGAAGCGCAAAAGATTCAGTTTTCCGGAGATTTCGACCCGAAGGATTTGCAAGCCATCAACGAACAACTTGAAAAGGCACGGGCAACCATTGACAAGCGCAATCCATTCAAGGCACTTGGCAACGCCTTCAAGGAGTTGAAAGAAACCATCCGGAACAACAATTTGCTTGATGATAATGACCCATTCGTTCAACAACTGAATGCAAAAAAGTCAGAATATGAAAAATATCAAACATATATAAATTCGGGCAACACAACGCTTTCGAAAGAAGCAAACCAAGCGTTCACGGAATTGTTGAAGCAAGGCACAACATACCTTGACTATCTGAAACGCAAGAAACAAGAGTTGCAAGGTAAGATAGACATGGACATTGATACTGGCAATTCAATGCAAATACTTGATGCAGCTATCAAGCAAGAGGAATCCGGAAAAAGCAAGTCCGATGCAATGCGTGAATCATTGAAGGACACATTTTCATCCGCCGCAAGTTCGCTTTCCTTCGTTTCCGGTTGCTTCGATAGTGTTACGAATGGCATCAAGAAGATGGGAATCCAAATGGATGAAGAAACGGAAGTCATATTGGGCGACATCGGCGGCATGATGGACGGGGCGGCGCAGTTCGCACAAGGTTATGCAACCATGAATCCGTTGCAAATGGTGTCCGGAACGGTGGGATTTCTTTCTTCGGCATTCGATTTATTCAATTCCCGTGACCGCAAGGCGGAAAAATCCATCAAGAAGCACAAGAAGGCAATCGAAGATTTGCAAGCAGCTTATGAAAACCTTGAATGGGCAGTTGACAAGGCACTTGGCGGCGAGGTCTACAAAAACCAAAAAGCCATGATTCAGAACATGAAGGAGCAACAACAACACCTTCGTGGAATGATTTCCGATGAAGATTCGAAGAAACACACAGATTCGAATAAAATTCGTGAATACAAGAATCAGATTGCGGAACTTGACCGACAAATTCAAGATATGTATGATTCAATAGCGCAAGACATTTTGCAGACTGATGCAAAGACATTTGCCGATGAACTGGGCAATGCGCTTGTTGAAGCATTCGGAAAGGGAGAAGATGCCGCACAAGCATTTGATTCCACCGTCAACGAAATATTGAAGAATGCGGTTTTGAATCAGTTAAAGAAAACCTTTCTCGAAAAGCAGCTTCAAAAAGCACTTGACAATCTGCAAGCCGATATGGGTTATTGGAACGGCGATGAGTTTGTTTTCGATGGTCTTACAGATGCAGAAAAGGCAGCGTTCAAAAACCAAGTGAAGGGCATCACCGCCGGATTCGAAGAAGCGATGAAAGTCTATGAAGATTTGTTCAAGGACATCACCGATGATGCGGACACCGATGCCGATTCTTCATTGACTGGTTCGGTTAAGGGTGTGTCAGAAGAAACCGCATCCAAGGTTGAAGGACAGATGAATGCCATCCGTATCAATCAAATGGAAGCAACGGAACTATTGCGTCAGCAACTGGCGATGCTTTCAACCATTGCCAAGAATACGGCGTATAATGTACACCTTGCCAAGCTCGACCGCATTGTGTCGTTGCTTGAATCAAGCGAAGGCGGCGCATCTATGCGTTCACAAGGCTTGTCATAACTTAAAACATATAAATATGAGTGTAGCAAAAGAACTGGCGAAAGAAGCCAAAAAAAAAGGTATATGCAACGAGTGGCACGGCGAATTGCGCAAGTTGGGCGACAATAAACGTGCGATGTTGCAAATGTACATCAAAGGGATTGACTTTTGCCTTAAAAACGATTTCCCTTCCAATGATTACATCCGGGCGAATTTCAAAGGCACAATGGAGGATTTCGGCGTGTTCCTTGATGAACCAAACTTGAACATAACAAACTTTTCCAAGTGTGTTGCACTCGGCAAGACAACCGGAATTGTCACGACAACCGGATTCCAAGTTTGCGAGGCGTTCATCAAGCATCAATCCGACATCACCATTGAAGCCAAAGACAATGCCTTCATCGTTGTTGATGTGTTCGATAATACAACATTGAAAGTGAATGCACACGACCGGGCAAAAGTGTGTGTGAATCGCTATGGCGGCAAGGTCATAACATCAACCGATGATGGTGCGATGATAAAAGTTATTGAGAAACATAAAAAAACATATTGATATGGACACGAACAAAATAACATTGCACCTTCCATTCGATGAATCTAATGGTTCAAATGTCGCTTATGACTATTCTTCCAGTCGTGCGGATGGTGTTGTTGATGGTGCTTCATTCATTGCCGGGAAGAACGGCAATGCAATCGCCTTCCAAGGAAAAGGAACTTGTGAGGTGTCGGCAAATGTTTTCGGCGACATCAACGGCGATTGGACAATCCTTACATGGGCAAAGGGTCTGAATCTTGAATGTGGTGCGCCGAAACAGATGATATGGGTGTTGAACTTTGGCGATTTCAATGCGCTTGAAGTACCGATTGAAGTTAATCCGGAATTGTGGATTTCGCTTGCGGTTTCCAAGAAAGGCAGTTTATACAACTTCTATGTCAACACATCTTTGATTAAATCGGTCGTGCGGCAAGGAAACCTTCAAGGCGTATCGCTTAATCAAGACTATTATGGCGATGAATCCGGAATGGGATGCCTTGATGATTTCAAGGTCTACAAGTTCGCATTATCACAAGAGGATTTGACGCAAGAAACGAACGAAACGCAAAACATCGAATATATCATTGACGGCGTGAACATCAAGGAAAAGTTCGGTGTATGTGTTGCGGATTCGAAGGGAGTAATTTCAAAGCCGAAATTGAAAACGCCGACATCTGTTTCGTGGGACAATTATCACGGCGAAGTTGTTGACTTATACCATAAGTTTTATGAACCCCGTGAAATCACGTTGTCTTGTTTCTGTAAGGCGGATTCAAAGAACGATTTTATCACTAAGGTAATGCAGTTTGAACAACTATTCGACAAGGTAGGAACGCAACGCCTTATGATTTCCGTGCATCCAATCAAACCGCTTGTGTATGAGGTCTATTGCAAGGATGAAATCAGCGTTATCAAGACTTGGAGCGACCGATTGATGGTCGGAACATTCGAATTGAAGTTGACAGAACCCGAACCCGTTAAGCGAGTTTTGAAACACATCCGTGTATCAGATGCGACAAAGGAATGTGAAATCACATTGACATCCGAAAAATACGTCAATATCTTTTGGGGCGATGGAGAATCCGACCTTGATGTGTGCGGAACGGACAAAGTTGTGAAACATACCTATAAGGACAACGGCGACTTCTTCATCATCGTGACCGGGTGCATTGACGAAATATCAGCCTTCAAAACAAATGCAATCGTTGTATGGAACAAATTATAATAACAAGGGCAAATGGGGCAATTGTCCCCATTGCCAATAAAAAAACGGCGACATCCATCAAAAGCGCATCACAAAATGTTACGCTTTTGGGGGATGATACCGTGTCAATTGTGGTTGTGTCGCCATTCAAGCAAACTTATTTGCTTGGTGATACAATCACCATATATGGCAATCCGTACCGTTTGAACCGCCTTCCGAAAGTGAGAAAAACCGGAATGCATGAATTTCAATATGAATTGGAGTTCGAAGGTATGCAATACGATATGATGCGTGTCACTTACGATTTGACCATTGACACAACAAGCAATAAACTTGCGGATGTGTCGGCGGAATCGTTGACTGGCAGCTTGCACCGCTTTGCAACCGTTCTTATATCCAATATGAATCGTGTGTTCCCCGGAAAATGGGTGCTTGGCATTTGTCCGGACACGGCAGAAGATAAGACTTTGACCTTTGCCGAAGGCGACAATTGCTTGTCTGTTGTGCAGAATCTTTGCACAGAATACGAAACGGAATTTGATATTGAAAACAATGTGAATACGGGCGTGTGTACGCTTAATTTCCGGAAGGTTGGCAAAACCTTTCCTTATAAGTTTGAATTTGGCAGAAACAAAGGATTGTATCAATTGACCCGTGAAAACGTGTCAAGTGCGAATATTGTCACCCGATTGAAAGTATATGGTAGCACCGAAAATATAACTTATAAATATCGTGCGCAACGTCTTTGTTTGCCGGGCAAATCAAAGACGGAATCATATATTGAAAAACCGGAAGCGATTGCCAAATACGGCATTTGGGAAGCTCGTAAATACTTCGATAACATAAAGCCTTCACGAACCGGAAAAGTCACCGGGCTTGTTGAAGGCTCGGTCTTGAAGTTCGTTGATGCTGATATGTTCGACTTGAACCTAAAAGACGAGAACGGAAATTCCAAATATCTTCTTGTTGATACGGCGGCAAAGGTTCACTTCAATACTGGCAATCTTGCCGGATATGAATTTGATGTGCATTCATACGACCATGCGACACATACGTTCACACTGGTTAAGCAGACGGATGAAAGGGGAAATGTATTTCCTTCCGAATCTTCGGATGCCTTCCAGTTCGCCGAAGGCAACGAATATAAATTGATTGATGTAGCATTGCCGCCGGAATGGGAAATAAAAGCAGAAAAGGAACTTGAAGAACAAGGCAATATATACTATGACCAAAATTCACAACCGAAGGTGCAATATGGTTTAAGTGCAACGGAATCCTTCTTGGCTTCATTGTTAAGTAAGGAAACGAACGGAAATGTGATATGGGTCGGCGATTACATCCCGGTAAAGGATGCGGATATTGATGTTGACAAGGCAGTTCGTGTGAAGTCATTCAAACGTGACTTATTGAAGGATTATTCGTACACTTTGACCATATCAGACCTTGCCATTACGACAAGCGTCACAAACCGGGTTATTTCCGAACTTATTGACCATGACAAGGCAATCACCATAAACAACCTAAAAGACCCGGCAAGAGCAAGGGCAAATTGGCGGTCAAGTCGTGAAGTTCTGAATATGGTATTTGACCCGGAAGGCGATTATTACACCGATAAGATAAAGCCATTGTCAATTGACACGATGGCATTGTCGGTCGGTGCAAAATCAATGCAATTCGGGTTGAAGAATACCGTGTTCCAACCTAACTATGGCGGCGATGCAAACCGTATTGTGTACGATGGCGGTGTGCTTACACATTACACTATTAAGGAAGAATCCGCCGTGTCGTGGGTGCTTGCCGATGGCGATGTGTCATTGTCTGATTCGACAAAGGCATATTATATATATGCAAAATGTCAGAAGGAAGGCGATTCCGGTAGCATCATCTTTTCGTCAGAACAGATAAAGACAAATTCGGATGCGATGTATTACCATTTCTTTATTGGCGTGTTGAACTCTGTTGACCCGGAATTGAAGGCTCGTTCGTTGGCGTTGACATACGGATTCACAATGATAAACGGAAGGTTTATCAAGACCGGACGTGTTGAATCGGCAGACGGAACAACATATTTCGACCTTGACAATTCAGAAATTGGCGGTCGTATTGTGTTTACAAGGAACGGCGAGAAAAAGACACTTGAAGAAGTTGCGGACGAAAGTCTTGAAAGCAAGAATTTTATCAACAACACACTTCCGGGGTTGCTCGAAAACATCCAACAACAATTGGATGGACAAATAGAGCAATTCTTCTACAATACCAACCCATCACCGCTATCAACACAACCGAATGCAACCGATGGCATCCCGAATAGCGAATGGACAGAAACAAGCACTAAAGAAGCCCATCTTGGCGACTTGTATTACAATACAGATTCCGGCAAGGTGTGGCGTTATGTCAAGATGCAATGGCGACCCAAGCCCGGATTTGCGCCGGGTACATTCTACGTTTGGCAAGAACTTCAAGATTCCGACCTTGCACAAGCAATAGCAATTGCCAATGAAGCGTTGGAACTGGGAAAGGAGAAAAACCGCATCTTTACAACGCAACCCGTTCCGCCGTATGATGTGGGCGACCTATGGGTTCAAGGTGCGACCGGGGACATCATGCGTTGTAAAACGGCAAGGGAGTCCGGTGTTTACACTGCGTCCGATTGGGAAAAGGCAAGCAAGTACACCGATGATTCCGGGTTGAATAAATTCATCAATGGCGCATTCTCGGATGCTATTGACACCATTACCGAACAGATTGATGGAAAAATCGAAACATGGTTTCAAACAACCAACCCGGCGACAAACTGGTCAACCAACACCGAAAAAGCAAAGCACATTGGCGATATGTGGTACAATTCAAACACGAAGTTGTTGAAGTGCTATCGTCAGACTTTCTTCTTTGTCAATGGTGTGGAAAATGTCGTTTATATATGGCAAACCATCGAAGATAAAAAGGCGATTGATGCTTATGATGCAGCGAGCAAGGCGCAAGACACCGCCGATGGAAAACGCCGTGTGTTTGTTGCGCAACCTTATCCACCTTACGATGAAGGCGACTTGTGGGTTGACGGAAAGGAATTACGCCGTTGTATCAACGCAAGGGCATCCGGGTCGTGGAACGTGAATGATTGGGTTGTCGCTGTGTATTACGATAATACACAAACAACGATTGATGGCGGAATTGTAACATCCGGAACAATACAAGTTGCCGGGGATAACAAATCCATCCTTGCCGGAATCACCGGAAACGGAACGGCGGCAAACTCAATCCGTTTTTGGGCTGGTGCATCGTTCGAAAATCGTGCAACCGCCCCATTCCGGCTAATGCAAGACGGTTCGGTTGTAATGTCAAAAGCACAAGTAGAGGGCGTTATAAATGCAATATCGGGTTCAATCGGCGGTTTCCGAATCCAACAAGGACAAATCGGCTATGGAACAGATAAAGAACAAGATTCCGCCGAAGGTCTTGCGTTGTTAAAGGATTTCGTGCGTTTCAGACGTGGCAATCAATTGACATTGCTCGGATGCCTTTCTTCGCTTGGCTATCCTTTCAATGGATTAATGAAGTTGACCGATACGATGGGTACAACACTTGAATTGCATCACGATAACCCCAAAACGAGCGATGAGAGAAATGAATGGATGAATCATCCGAAAGCCCTTGGCGTATTTGGCAATCAATACAACTTCGGCAAAGTGGCAGCTTTTGAAACCGGGTACATCGGCGAAGCATTTACAAACATCATACAATTATGGTTTGACGTTACACAAAAATATCAATTCGAGAGCAATAGCACATCAAGGCTTGCTGTTCGAATGCCGACAAAGCAAGCCATTAATGATATGTGTGGAAACAAGCCTGTTATATTTGATTTGGAAATCGTGTGCGGAAAGGACATGGCAAACAAAATATCCATCATGCCGGATGAAGGGAAAACAACGCAATTGTATCGTGGTAGTCATCCGCTATTTTCAAAAGAATTGACTGGCGGATTCAGTAGTTCTAAAATTGAATATCAAATCGCTAAAATCAACGGAAAAACTGTTGATTCTTATGATATGGTTGCCGGGGATTCCGTGCATTTGCGTTACTGCAACGGCGTGTTCTACATACTGGATTCTATGGCGGAATATAAAAATATATAATATGTATTTGGCAAGAAAAAACAATGACGGGTCAATTGATTTGATTGATTGTTCACGTCAAGAAGGCGAAAGAATGGCAGAATTGAGGAATACGGGATTCCTTGATTTCGTGCCTTCACCACAACCGGACGTTAAACCGGGAGAAACGGCGGTTGAAACATTAGAAATCGTTGATGGAAAGATGTGTCAGAAATGGCACATTGAAGTCAACGAAACAAACAATCCGGGATAAAAACACTTATGAGGAAGCCGAAACACGACCTTTCGGGCAAAAGTTATGCTTCGGTTTTTCACATTGTGTATTATAGTGATACATTATAGTTAATTTTGCAACATTCAAAAATTGAAATATATGGATGTAACACGTTCGGGCGAACAGATTTCCGCCCAAATTGCAAAGATGGGAGTTATTGAAGGTCTTGACAAAGGCAATTTCACATTGCAGTCCGGACAGAACTTCCAAATCAAAAATGACGGGGTTCAACCCGTTTCGTTGCAAGTGCAGCTTGCCGGAATGGAAGAAGGCACGTTCATTGAAACGACCTTCGAAATCGGTTGGAATCCCGAAATTGTGCGAGTAGTAAAGGCAACATCGTTGTCGGGTATGAACTTAAAATGGGGTTACTAATATGGGACTTCTTATCGGTGTAGGTCAGACAAGACCACAAAGTGCATACGATTATTGGTATGGCATTGAATGGGATGTGACGGTTTCCAATCCGCATCCTACAAGAATAGGCAAAGACGAACTTCACAAGTCCTTGCCGTTGCAAAATATGATGCGTGGTTGTTTGTTGAAGGATGATGGCACGGTCAATTACTACCTTCATGCAAATGATTCAACAAAACGTGATACTGGTGCAGCCGCAAACCTTACCGGGGCGGATGGTCAAGTAATGGTCGAACTTCCGGACGTATATGTTCGCTTTGAGATGGACGGAAACAAACGCCGTGCGCTTATATCACCGCAAGCATTGCCCGGATTCCATCTATGGAAGAAGGATTACATTTCGATGTATGAAGCCGCCGTTCAGCGTTCCACAACAAAGTTGTGTTCAGTCGTGAATACGGATGCCGATTACAGAGGTGGAAATAACAATGCGGCAAATGACGAGAAATCCAATACGTTTCTTGGTCGCCCGGCAACATCTATCAGTTTAACAAACTTCCGTGCATACGCAAGAAAACGTGGTTCGGTAGGATGGAACTGCAATGTGTATGCAACACACCGCAAGGTATGGTGGTTGTTCGCAATTGAATATTGCACATTCAATTCACAAGAAGCATTCAATGCGGAATTGACCGCCGAAGGCTACCATCAAGGCGGTTTGGGTGAAGGAGTGACAACTCTTGAATGGGGTAAATGGTCAACCTTCAACGGTAACAACCCATTTGTCCCTTGTGGTTATACGAATAGCCTTGGCAACCATTCCGGATATGTGGAATACACTATGCCAACCGAATATGATGCGAACAACGTCAAGAAGATTCAAGTGAACCGATACCGTGGCATTGAACTTCCCTTTGGTCATATATGGAAATGGACAGATGGATGCAAGTGCATGATTCAGTCGGATGCCGATGGCGGTTTGTCTAACTTCTACGTTGCCGATGATGCGGCATCTTTCAATTCTTCCGGATTGTCCGGTTATGAATTGCGTGGAAACATATCACGCAAAGAAGGATATGTCAAAGAAATGATACTTGGCGAGGATGGCGACATCATGCCGTTGTATGTCGGTGGTGGTTCGACCACATATTTCTGTGATTACTTCTATACCAACATACCGACTTCCGGAAGTTCGGAAAGGGGCGTGTTGTTCGGCGGTAATGCGAATGCTGGTACGTTTGCAGGGTTCGTCGTTGCGTATACGTATAATGCGGCTTCGTATGCGTCTGCGAATATCGGTTCTCGGCTTTGCTATATACCGCAAATCGAAGCCGCCTAAATCGGGCGGAAAGTCGGAAATAAGATTGTGTGAAAACAAAAGAATTAGGTTGTCCGTTGTCGGGGCGTGTTGTTCAGCGGTAATGCGAATAATGGTACGAATGCAGGGTTCGTCATTGCGAATACGAATAATACGGCTTCGAATGCGAATGCGAATATCGGTTCTCAGCTATGCTTGTCAAAAAATATAGTTGCTAAACGGAAACCTTGCCAATCATCCATCCGGGATGATAAGTCGGGAAAAGAAGCCCGGCGGCAGAAAATTAATTATGTTGAACGGTTTTGGTAGGGGAAACCCGAAGAATCCTAATATACAAGCAAACAAACATGAAACGAATAGGAAATCTTTTCGAAAAGGTCATATCCCTTGACAATCTAAGGCTTGCCGATGAAAAGGCACGCGAGGGAAAGTTGCACACGTATGGCGTGCAGCTTCACGACAAACACCGGGAAGAACACATTCTTTCGTTGCATGAAAGTTTGAAGAATGGGACGTTCAAAACGTCCAAATATCACGTTTTCACCATCTTTGAACCGAAAGAACGTCAGATTTACCAATTGCCATATTTCCCCGACCGCATCTTGCATCATGCAGTAATGAACATCCTTGAACCAATATGGGTGTCCGTATTTACACGGGACACATATTCGTGCATCAAGAATCGTGGCATCCATGCGTGCGCAAAAGATGTGAAGAAGGCATTGAAACAAGATAAGGAAGGCACGAAATATTGCTTGAAGATAGATGTTCGCAAGTTCTACCCGTCCATCAACCATGAGGTATTGAAAGGCGTGGTAAGGCGAAAAAAAAAGGATAGTCGCCTTTTGTCATTACTGGATGAAATCATTGATTCTAATGTGAACACCGACATTCCGATTCGAAACTTTGTCACCGACCCGGAAACGGGCGAATTGGTGGCAACTGCGTTGAATGGCGTACCAATAGGCAACTATCTTTCTCAATACTTTGCAAACTTGTTTCTTGCATACTTCGACCACTGGTTGAAGGAAAAGAAACGTGTGAAATATTATTGGCGATATGCCGATGATATAGTCATTCTTGCACCTACGAAAGAAGAACTTCATGCCTTGTTGCTTGAAATACGGGCATATTTCAAGACTTTGCAATTGAAGGTTAAACGCAATTATCAAGTCTTTCCAGTTGATAGCCGGGGGATTGATTTTCTTGGATATGTGTTCTATCATACACATACAAGATTGCGCAAGTCCATCAAGCAAAAACTTTGCCGCCGGGTGGCAAAACTCAATAAGCGCAAGAAGCAACCAACGAAAGCCCAATACAAACAACAAATATGTTCGTGGTGGGGATGGTGTAAGTACTGCGATTCAATCAATTTAATGAATAAACTTTCAAAAACATTTCCGTATGAAATTAGATTCACTCGTTCCTAATGCACATTATGACAATGAGCATGGAACACCACAACCGATTGAGAAGGACAATGACGGTTCTTTCTTGTATCGCTACAACATCAAGCCGGAAACGGGCATTCCGGAAGGTGAAAAGAAGGAAGTTCAAATTGGCTTTGCTTGCCGTGAAGTCCGTGTATGGGAACATCCTACGAAAGCGGTATTGAAGAAGGCAATCATCCGTTCCGTGCTTGATGAAACGGCGGAGTTTGACCTTGTGAATAGCTACAACAAGGATGCACTCGGCATCAAGAAGGATGCCAAGGCAGTTGCAGAGTACAAGGAATATTTGCAGTTCACCGATGATGTGGATGCGATGCTTGTCGCCGACTTGTCGAAAATAACAATCTAACAATTAAGTTTATTATGCCAAGATTTAGTGATTCAAACATCGAAACCGATGCCATAATTGGCAAAGGCATTGACCTTGACGATTTTTTGACAAAAGAATCGTCATTGAGAAAATAAAGATTCAGCCGACAAAATTCCCCGGAAAGAATAATTCCGGAATGAGGATGCAAATGCAAGTTGTTGTTGATGCTAAATTCAACGACACCGAAGATGCCGATGAAGATTTCTTCGTCAAGGATGAAAACGGATTGTGTATCGGGCAAAGACGTTCCGTTTTCACTGGTTCGGATAATCTTATGAATGAAATGCAGAAGGCGCAACAAGGATTCAAGGAACACCGGGCGAACAAAGGATTGCCGCCAAAAGATTTCGTTGTCTTTGATACAACAATCACAAAGATTGGCAAAATGTTTCACTTCACATAATTCAATCCGATATGAACGAATATGTTAAAGAATTGTTTTCGCTTTGGTGTAGATACATATTGACCTTGCTCGGTGCATTGTTTGCGATGCTTGAACCGACAATCCCGTTCTGCGTCATTTGTACACTGGCGGTCTTGTGCGATTGTTACACCGCATGGGCGTTATCCCGAAGGATAAAAAAGAAATATGGAAGATGCAGATGCGATGGAAAGTTCAAGTCGAATCATGCCGGGCGTGTTATCGTGACACTTATCAAAGTGTATGTGTTAATCGTCTTGTCGTTTCTGATAGACTTGTATATTTTCCCGGATTGGACATTCAGATTGCCCAACATTGTAGCCGGAGCAGTATGTTTTTGGCAAGTATGGTCTATTTTGGAAAACGAATCATCATGTAATGATGCACGATGGGCGAAGATTGCACAACGCATCATGGTTGATAAAACGGAACGTCATTTCAATATTGACCTTCACGAACTGAAAGACGCACCTTCACAACCGGATAATGATGCGCCGATAACTGATGGCGTGCCGTGTGACAATATTCATTGTGATTTCCGTGGTGGCGGTGCTTGTGACCCTCCCAAATGCGAAATGTATGTAAAACCTAAAAATCGAAGCAATGGCGAAAGTTGATGTTTTGTTGCCTTTCATCCTACGATGGGAAGGCGGTTATGCTAACGACCCGGCAGACACTGGCGGCGCAACAAATAAGGGCGTGACAATAGCCACATGGAAACAATGCGGCTACGACAAGGATGGGGACGGAAAGATTGATGTCAAGGACTTGAAATTGATTTCCAATGATGATGTTCGCAACCGTGTCTTGAAGCCACATTTTTGGGATAGATGGAAAGCCGATGAAATCCATTCACAAAAAATTGCGAACATTCTTGTTGATTGGGTTTGGGGTTCGGGCAAGCATGGCATTGTCATTCCGCAACGCATCCTTGGTGTGAAGCCGGATGGCATCGTTGGTGCAAAGACCATATCGGCGGTAAACTTCGCCGACCCGAATCAGTTGTTTAATGCCATATACAATGCCCGTGTCAAATTCTTGAAGGACATTGTTGCGCAAAGCGTGGCAGCGTATGAGAGAAAGAAGGGACGCAAGGCAACCAATGCCGAAAAGATGCGATTTACAAAACAACGTTTCTTGAACGGTTGGATGAAACGTCTTGCGGATATAAAAAACTTGTAGTATGAAACATTTCATTGTTTTCGTGCTTGCGCTGATATTGTCGGCGTGTGCATCATCCAAGAAGGCAAGCACCTTGGAAAAAACCGAATCATCGGTTAATTCGATGGTTGTATCTGAAAATTTGGTGAAGAATACCTTTTTCGACATTGACACATCAAAGGTCAAGGAATGGGGATTCACTATCACAGAAATAGAATACTTTCCGCCGGATTCCGATGCAAATGCAATGCAAATGCAATGCAAATGCAATGCAAATGCATTCAATAACAAGCCACCTTCCGGTGTAACTGGAAGCATCAAGAAATGGAAGCAAACGAAATTCGGTTCAAAAGTTGAGCAAAAAGGCAAAACCAAACAAGCCGAATATTCCGATTCCGAAAAACAAGCTATGCAGAACAGAAGGAACGACATGACCATCAACAAGGAACAGACAAGAACAAGTGTTCGGGTTAATTGGTTTGTCGTGTCGGCGATATTCGCCGCAATTTTGCTTCTATATTTGAAACGTGTGCCGATTTTGAATGCAATTCGGAAAATACTTTCTTCGATACGCCGTATTCTATAAAAAACGTGTACCTTTGTACACGAAAACCACAACATTGTTGCGATGCCGGGGGTTGCGCCCGGTTCAATGTTTAGTTTCGCCCCGGCTACGGTCGGGGCTTTTTTCTTTGAGAAAATATCTTTTGGTGAAAAGATTGTTTTAAGGTAACAAAAAACGCCCGATTTCGTGAGATTTCGGGCGTTTTCGTGTACATTTCGTGTACAATGTGTGTAAATCCTTGATATTCAAGGGGGATTGTGGAGCTGGTGGGATTCGAACCCACGTCCAAACAGGGAAACCATACGCTTTCTACATGCTTATTCCAGCCTTCGGTTTTCGTGCCGCGACAAGACCTGGACCACCAATCGCGACCTTATCCTCTAAAATTTCATCCGGATGGCGAGGCACACCACAGACTATTTCCGATTTACCTGCACCGCTTTACCCTCAGATTCGGAACAACATCCTTGGAGCGATGTCTCGTTCCGCCAACCTTGTGGCGGAATAAAGCTAATCTACTGTACTTCGATTAAGCAGCGAGAGCGTAGTTGTTTTCGCCAATTAAATTTTTGATCACTCAGATTAAGGAGCTAGCCATCGAGGCTCCGCATGCTTACATACCATTTCATCCCGCTGTCAAATCCAGTCAACCCCGAGATGTTGTACCACACTGAAATTCAGTGCTTTGCGTACTAAGAAACCCCATTGTGTGGACAATGTGTGGACATAATTCCTTGATTATCATCCCCATTTCAAGCGATTTCCTATTGCAAAATTAGTACAAATGCACGAAACTGCAAAATAAAACGCCAATATTTTGCATGTGTGTGGACAAAGTGTGGACAACTTTTGGTATTGCGTCTTCCCATCTTTCATCATATCTCCAAGTATTCATTCGTAGAAACCACGTTCGTATTTACATCAAGAAAAGAGTACACAGCCTTCGTCTTAGCCCTCATTCTTTTGTCATTAGTTACAAGTACATCACAGATTTGTGCAAAATAGGCGTGAGTGGCATCATATAATCGTGCAACATTAGAATGCGATGTTTTCTTGTCGCCCCAGTAGTTGGCTGAATCTATCAGATTAAACAATGTATGATACAAAGGTTTACCACCATGTGCCTCTGTTTCTCTCAGATATGTAAGTAAATCCATATTGTTAAGTTTCTGCTTCACCCTCTCATCAATCATTTTCAACACTAATTCCGGACTTGCATTATTGAAGATAGTACTGTCGAAATTCAATTTTTTACGTAATTCCATAAACAAGTCATCGCCAGTGTTTACCTGTTGTGCTATAAAAGCACGCAAAGGGTTATCACATAATCTATACATTTCCACTGGTTCCTTTTCATATATTTCCGGAGCCTTAAATCCCATTGTCAAAATATTGTTGCGTCCACATAATAGCGAGATTAGGTTCAGCCTACCTTCTTGAGACACTTTGGGGTTACCTTTAGCCTCTAACAGTTCATTAATGTGAGCATCTGAATAGTAATATGTTGCACCAGACATTCCCGTAAAGTCTTCGACAGAATACTTTCCGATCTCTATATCAACAAGTACATTATTATCTATATATACCTTCATCTTCTATCCCCTTCTTTTATATATCTCGTCTATAATCTTCTTAAATTGCGTTGAACTTAACGCCTCCAAATTGTCAGCATTTGCCCAGTCTATATATTCTTTGATAACTTTCAACAGCCCATACACCTTCTCTATCTCTTTCAATTTCATTTCTGCTGGCTCAGCCATGTCAGGATCAATGTCCCGTAACTTTTCTACAATCTCTGTTTGTTTATCTTTCTTCTCTTTCCAATGCCTTACCAGTTCCACATAAAAATTGTCATCTCTTATCGTATCATCAACCACCACAGGCAGCATCCTATCTTTATAATCGACATTTTCCATAATGCCCGATAGTTCATACATACAATTCTTCGATCTTAAGTATGGCCTGCTCAGTACCACTATAACAGTTTTCCCTGCCCTTATGGCATTCATAAACTCCTTGATATTGGCCGTATAAGGACAGTCTTTCTTGTCTAATTTAAAAGGAATACCTCTATTCTCCAATACAAATCCAAGATAATCTACTATATGCGCCGAATGGCCTTCCCAATTGTAAGATATGTAAATACCTTCATCCTCACCCCATGGCTTCTCTTCAGACTTCTCCTCTTCTGTTTTCGCCAAGTGTTCTCCATTTACTATCTGCATAGCTTCACTGATGTCGCCAATACCAGAATAAGCTGCATAGTATTTATCTTCGAATCCGATGATATAGCGGTTCAGATATTTATACATTTCTCCCATTTTGGTTAACTGACGCAAATATTGTGTTACCTCCATTAATGTATCCTTACTTTTTATGGCAATCTTTTCCAAAGAGTTAAGTATACTATTCAGCATAAAATGGCCATGCATCTTACGCTCATGACTGTAGCGGATAAAATAGCACAGCGATGAAATGGTGTTTGGATTGTCATAATTAAAGTGGTAGTCATCTTCGTCTTTTATCATTTCCGGGTGCGTCACAAGATAGTCCAGCGCATCCATGCTGCCAATACTTATCAACAGACGTACCGCATGCTCTAAATAATATCCGTTAAAACTCTTGTATTCTCCTTCCAGCTTTTCTCTTACCCAAACCGATTCCTGTGTATACCTTATAAGTGTTGAATAACAGAATAGTCTGTCAGACACTTTCAAGTTCGATGCCGCTTTCTTTATTTCTTCTATCTTCATTCCTTTTTTCACAAGAGCTTCCATTACGTTTGTAGACAATAAATATCCTGACAATGCAAAGCGAAGCACAAGGCTATACCCTTCCTCTATTTGGTTTTCTATGATATAGTTTGAGAAAGAATATAACAACGAATATTCTTCATTGTCAATATTTTCCCGTAGTTTTTCTATCACTTTGGGAGCTAAAGTCATAGAATCTACTCTCTCTGTTATATATTTAAACAAAGAGTACTCGCGGCTATAATACTCATCAAAATCTTTTCTATATATTTTGTAGCTACCATAACTAAGAAGTGAGAGCAACTTCTCTGCAGGAATTTCAAATTCTCCACTCAACATTAGTCCTAAGGTTTCTCGCCAGAAGTATATGGGCTCTCCATCGCTTAGTTTTAAAACTGATTCTTTGGCCCATTCTACTATCCGACTCTTGGTCTTCTCTGTTACAGGTAAATCCATATCAGGACTATCCATCATTGCCGACACTTCCTTCATGAAGAAGGATTCATAGATATCTCTGTTCTTGATGCCTTTGACAATTTCTCCAATGTCGTAATGATCATTATTGTCGGCGAAGAGCAGCAAAAAACTAAATGCATACCGATTGTATCCTTCTTCTTGGTCGCGCAGTTTCTTATAATGCTCTTTCCTGGAACTATGATTGTTCAGTCCAGTCACCATTTCCAGTACAATCTGCTTAAATACAGGATACTCAGCAAAATCTTTAAACGCTTGTTGCCGTCTTTCACGCCCCTTGGTTATTATTTTAGGCTGAGGAAACTTCTCCTTGTAAAGTATCTCTGCGCATTCTGCCACCTCGGCATAGGGTATTTCATGATACCAACTGGCCTTAGCCATGTCTGTACTGTTGTCTGCTGCAAACTTCTCAAAATCATCCTTGACATCCTCTACAGTCATCCATAAAGCAGCCATAATATAGGCTTGTCTGATGTCTTCCCACTTTGAGGGTTCTTTTTGGGGATCAAATAGTTCTGTCTGCCTCTCATAGAATGCCTTTCTTCCTCTCTCTCGCAAACCGGCAGTCAAATAACAATCCCTGAAAACCAGCAACAATTCTTGTGTCTGATTATTATTATCGAAATGGCGGTGATATTCTTTAAAGGCTTTTTTATAATAAGCTTCCACAACTCCTATCAGTTCTGTATGTCCTTGTTTTATGAATTCGCTCGCCCTTCCAAACACTCCTTTTAGCATGTTTAAGTATTCTTCCTGCTCATCATGATATTCATAATGTGTATGATAAAATGTGTGAGTAAGAATTTTTTCTATACTCTGAAGAGATTGTACTTTAGCAAGGGTTGTATAGATAGTCGTTCGCGACACCACATGTGTAGTATGTCCTTCGTGTTGATTATGAACATGCCCTTCTTTATCAAGTATATAATCAATATAGTCATCGGCCTTGCCCGCCTCACCTATCAGCCTTGTCATTGATTTAATGGCGTCATAGTTGTTTGAGTCTTTTACGATGGCAAACAAGCGTTCTAAATATATCTGCTGCGTAAAAAAGAAATTGTCAAAATATACGAATGACAAATCGTGGTATTTGTCTTCTTTCTCCAGTGATTCAGCTGTCTTTTTCTCCAACACACTGAAAAGTTTTTCAGTCAAATCAGCGCTATCAGACTTCAAATCATCCCAGTTTAGAAAATAACACAGACACATCAAGTCTGAATAATAAGTCGTTCCTGTTTCTGTTTCGCTTAATTCATCTACAACAAAACTCACCGTATCTGTCGAATACGCAAATCGCCACAAATCCTCATAATCGCGCGTCATAATGTTCGACATTCTAATGCCCAACGATTTATACTCCAACAGAAGTCCTTTAAACACTTCGTTTCGAGTTTCATAGTCTAGCATATCTCTGTCAATGTAGATGACTAGATCTAGACAGGCTTTCTTCAACCATTTTAATACAGCAGAAACTTCTTCTTTCTTGTCTTTTCCATACATCGACAGCCACAGCATAATGATGTTATACCATTCCGGCTTGATACGTCCGTTGGGATGCGTGGCCAGTTGTTTAGCTTTTTCTATACCATGTCTGGTCAAATAGTTGGCAACAAGCCATTCGCGGAATGCATTGTGTGTAAATGAATACAGACCTCCCTCATTGCGAATAAGGTCATATCGCAAACATTCTTCCACGTTGTCATTATTGTTTTGCAAGCATATACGCAGTTCCTCCTTGTTCAGACTTTGGGCATTCGTCAGCGATAGCCCAAGGGCTACTCTTTCCATTAGCTGAATAGACTCTTCAAAACTATGTTGTGCCGATAGAGGTACATTCTTTTCTTTTACCTCTTTATTGTAACTGCTTTTTAGAAAGAGTCTGTATATCTCCGCCTTACTTTTTGGAAGTTGTTTTCCCTTTTCTTTGTATGCGTCAATCAATACGTTCAAGAAGAAAGGGTTCTTTATGAAGTCTTCTAACTGATTAGCGAAGATGCTTCTCATAAAACCATCACTGTTAACCTCGCGTTTGGTTGCATAGTTTTTAGCATCGCCTATACTTAGCTCTTCCAAAAACAATTCTGTAAATAACTCCAATTGTCGTTCTCTGCGGAAGTTGCTACGGCACGAGAGTACCATTTTCATTTCTGGGTGTTCGTAGGCATAACCTCCTATTTCCTCCAACAAGTCTTCATATTTTTGGCCGTTTACCTCGTCTAGTGCATCAATTACGAGAACTACCTCCTTGCCATCTACGTATTGTGATTCCGGCAAATCTTCTCTTTTAAGTTTCGTATTGGTTCTAATTTCAAAACTTACAGGGAGGTAAAGACCACTTTGCTGCAATTCCCAACATAGTTGTTTCAGTTCTGTTGTCTTACCAGTTTGTGCACTGCTATACAGAACGAACTTATTTGCCGATGTCTCCTCTACTCCCGTTACATAGTCAGCCAATGTATGACGTTCTTTTTTCCCAAGTACGTAATGTATAAAGTTGTTCTCTGATTGATCAGACGTGCAGAAACGGCGAATATAACCATCTACCGCTTTGTGTTTTGTCAATCCCCTATGTATCTGTTGCCCCGTTCTGGTTTCCTGATTTGTCAGGAGTGCAGTCAGTTTGTCTAATTTGTCATCAATCGAAATAATTCCTTGTGTGGTAATATAATTGGACACTTCTTCATCCTTACTTAATTCCACAATCCATAATATAGCAAGACTATTCAGAATTACGCCCTCCTTTTCCCACTTTTCAGTTGAGTAAAGTTCCTTTAATTGATTGAGGTCGTTAAAATATTTATAGGCAATGTGTTGCCTGACGGCATCGTCTGCACACCATCGTTTCAATGCTGTATGATAACATTGCTCAATCCTTTCATCCAATGTCATTTTATCCTTCTTTGAAATGAATTCTCTCAAGGAAGGTAACGAACCTGCTAAATAAGAGGCGATGAACCCCCATAATATAGAATTAATGTCCATTTTTATTCCTTTATCTGATAATATCGCTCCGATGGTACCGTTGTAGCGATATTATCAAGTAATGTAATGTTATTACTAAAACGAGTCTAAAATTATTGCCCATATCTTGTCCGAAACTTACAACTTGAGATTATCATTGATGACCTCTGTAATAGAAGCTACTGATGGTTTTATACGCTTCACCCCAAATCTTTAATGACCGATTTGAGTTTATGAAATTCGGGATTGTGGAAGGCCGCCATGCGCTTGAAAGCATTACTGTGTTCTTCGGCTCGTTCCATAATCGTTTTTACCTTGATTGTCTGATTATTTTTTCTGCCACACCTATAGCGTCAAGTGCAAAAGAGTCTTCACCTTCAAGCGCATCCAATATCTTGTCAGCAAGCCACAATGTTAGCATTTCCTTTTCATCTATATGAAAGTATTCTGCCAACATTATCACCTGACTACGCTTTGCCCGTCTGTCTCCCCGCTCAATCTTACTGAACATGGGAGTATCTATTTCTAAGTATGCAGCCAACTGGCGCTGCAATACTCCTTGCTCGTCTCTAAGAGCCCTTATCTTGTTTCCTAATAACATATTTCCTTGTCATTATCGAGTTTGACCAAAATCCGTGAGCCAGATTATTCCACAACCTTCCATTCTCCTCCATTACGTGATCCCCCAATACGAATAATCCGACCACGTTGCTTCAATTTCTTTATATGATAAGCAACTCCGTCTTCAGTTATGCCGCATACAGATGCTATCTCTTTTGCCGTGACTTTAGGATTATTACTGATTATTTTAAGAATAGTTTCCGTAGTATCGGCAGAAGTTTCCGTAGTATCGGCAGAAGTTTCCGTAGTTGCAGAGGGAGTTTCCGTAGTTGTTTCCGTAGTATCAGCAGGAATTTCCGTAGTTACAGAGGATGTTCCCGTAGTTCCATTAATATTTCCATCCAGTTTTAGGCAAGTTTCTATTCTATTAGGATTACTCTTTTCTTCAACTGTTGGTATGCTCCAACCATTATCCTTCCATCCTTTTGCAATAACATCAGCGCCAGTTCCTCCTTTCTCACCAATTCCCAAGAATACAAACATCTTTTGGATTACAGGGTTTCTGCATACACTATGTCCTCCTTCATAGTATTCTTCCATGCTGATAAGCATTGTACCAGGATTTGACAAAACAATACGGTCGAAGTATCTGTCAATCACAATATTGCCCCTTACCGTATATGCTGCATGAATCAAACTGTTGGCAAAAGCCTCACGCAAAGCTACATGAGCCGTGGTTGTATTATTCCTCATCTGATTGTTGTCAAGACTGAAAGGCACGGGCAAAGCGTGTTGCAATAAAGGTAAGACACGAGTGAAAAACTGATAAAGGTTGGCTTCCCATGTTCCATCGGGATATATACGGTTTGTCCAACGTACCTGAAGGTCGTCACTCAAATGCTCACGATAGTCTGGGAAAAACTCTTGGCAGCACTCTGGGTCGGTAATACTGTTAGTCTTGCCAAACATCAGCATGCCAGCAACAGTGAATCCTTCCGTTGATGTGGCTCTATCTTTACGATAGGCACCTATGATTTCCAAAAACCTTTTGTCATCAAGCTCTGTCCAAGGATGGTTTTCATGCTTAATATCGTACGCACGACGATATTGGTGGAGAGTAGGTATGTCAATGTCATCCATGGAATAGCCCCTTAAAATTCGGGAGTCTGCTGACGCCCTCATGTTATTGGCATCCGAGTACATTTGCTTTATTTCATCATCACTGCAGAGATAGTCACCTTCATCCCTGCGCTTATAAGTATGTCCAAACGGGGTAAGTGTAAGGTGGATGGGGCGCAAGTCATATTGTGCACGAGGGATTCTGAAGACAAGTAGATATTGCCCTCCGTCAGTCTTTATTTCTTCGATGTCACTCTCTACCAACAACGGAATGTTCACACACGACTTATTGTGTGCATCATCCCAAAACTGTTTTCTGTATTTTGCTATAAGTTCTTCAGAAAGACCATCTGGTGTGAACTTATGATTTTTCTCCTTCACTCCCAACACAATCGTTCCACCATTGGTATTGGCCAAGGCTGAAAAAGAACGCCAAAATTCAGCTTTAGGGAAACCGCCAGCAGCTGACTTATATTCCACTTCTGAATTCTCCTTCAGTTGGAGCTTTAAACGTATTTGATCTGATATGTTCATAGTGCTCGAATTTTGTTATAGCCAAAACTTCGTTTTTGGGGTATATCATTTAATTTTTTGTATTTATAGCGGATATCCTCATGAAGGACAACGACAAAGTTGAAACCTACAAAAGCAATAAATCATTAACCTTTCATGAATATCAAAGTCATAAGAGCCAATAAACCTATAATTAAAATCCAGCGATTTATATTTATGGCACTTCTCGTTAATTCAAATTGAGCATCTATGGAGCCCTTCAAGTTTTCTATATCTCCCTTTATACCATCGCAAAGTTCTTTTGTTCCAGCTAAAACCGAATTTTGATTATCAAGTTTCTGAATTGCCTTAGAAACATCTTCGATGATTTCTTCTGACTTTGTTTTCAAATCCGAAGCATGATTCTTCACCTCTTCCACGATTGCTGCAGCGTGTGATTTAACAGAAGATGGTAGCACTTCAAGTGAGGACTTGACACTTGCAAGAGTTATGTTTTGCGAGTCTTGCGAGGTTTTCAATTCTGTAGCAAGAATATCAACTTTCTTTTCTACTTCATTTACCTCTTTAGTTGCCTTGTTCAAGACATCTTGAAGAGAATTAAGTTTATTAACTTGAATCCGCAACTTCTCGTTCTCGGAGCCAAAACTCACAATCGTTTCCGCAATTTTTTCATCAAAGCTTTTAATTGCAAGCTTAACTTCTGCGTTGAATTTGTTGATTACGCAATCACAAGATGTTTTGATAGTATCAACAGCCGAATCAAGTTCAGACGTTTTGTTACCTTGATAATTGCGTATCTCTTCAATAAATGCAGAAATATCTTTGCCCATAGAACTGAGAGATTCAGAATATCTCCCAATGATTTGTTGTAAACTTTCGCTTGTGGCAATCGTTTCCTCCACCTGTTTCTTGGCAGAATCAACTTCAGCAAGGTTGGTTTCAAGGCGTTCCAAAGCCGCATTAATATCGTATGCCAT